CCTTTTTAGCGCTGTGCGCGTTTATGCCGTTTTATTATATAACTTGTTGTAGGAGTAGTAGTAGGTTCTGTTGAAATGTTGAATAGTCCTAAATTTTAACGTTGCTGTGCATTTTATTGTTCTAAAATACTGTTGAATGTTTTGTTGAAAACTTGTTGAATTGTTGAATGTTCGTCATTATGACGGATTTTATTGTGCACTTTTATGTTGAAAACCTGTTGAAAGTGTTGAAACTGTTGAAAACTAATTTACGCGCATGTGCGCGTGCGCGTTTCGTGCGCGTGCGCATGTGCGTACTAGCGGCAGCCCCATGATTGGGGCGTGACGCAAGGGGTTGACTTTTAAGTCAACCCCTTTTGTCCACTGACTAGACTGATACATGGAGTCTTTAAACGTTCCTAGCCCAGTACCTTACTTGATAGGTACTGGGCTAGGTGACACCATGACACTGTTATAGTGTCCCTTTTTTCTTCATCTGCTTCTTGATTACCCTTTCTTTTGTCTTGCATTGCTCTGCAAAGTCTGCATTTTCATACTTTAGTCGGTTTTCTGCTATGGCTGCTGCTTGTCTGTTTTGTTTAATTCTCCACAGTCTTTGTGGGTTTTCGGTTTCCATCATTTTTTCATAATAACGCGGTATCTGTGCTCGTTTTCCGTTTGTGCATTGGATGTATCCTTGCCTCCATATTTCTCCTTTGTGTTCTTGGTAATAGTGGTCTCCTAGTCCGGGTTTTAAGCTCATGCATGCGAATGGCTTTTGTTGACCTAACTCGTAGTATTGGTTTGCTTTCTTTCCGTCTATCTCGTACATTTTTTTTGTTACGTATCCTGCAACATATCTGTATGTCTCTGGTACTGCTTGCGCTATCTGTATTTGACCCATGCCCCATAGGTCTGTTAGCCATTGGCTTGTGAAGTATCCGTTGTGCTGTATCTTGTACAGGTGTTTTAGGTCTGTTGGCTGCCATCCATACAGTATCATGTGGTAATGCGGTCTTGCTGTCTGTTCTCCATACTCTCCTGCCACAAAATAGCGTAATTTGCCCCTGTAAGCCTTCCTAAGGCGTTTTAGAAATTTTTGAACGTCAGTATACAGTAACGTTTGTACGCTTTCAGGAGTCTTCTTTCCTGGCTTCCAGACGTATTGTACTTTTCTCATGATTTCGCCTGTGTTTATAATCATTCCTGGTACATGGTCATCATCATATGTTAGTGTGATAAACCATACTTCTTCTTTTGGATAATCTCGTGCTTCTAATTCTATTCGTGTTGTCCAGTCTTCTCTCTGTCTTATTCTGCATCCGATGCACTGTCCGCATGGTATCAACATGACATCTTTTCTATACATCAAATCTTCATATTTGAGCTGTTTTTTCACTAACTGAGAATAGCGGGAGAGTGAATACACCCTCCCGCTAATGTCTTTGTCGTTAGGGTTGTACAGCCGTATTAACGGTTTGTAACAACTCACTTTAAGTAGTCACCCGGCTTTCTTTTTTCTCCGTATGATCCTGTTTTGTCCTGCGGCGCTTGATAGTTGCTTTTTTTGTCGCTTTTCTTTGGTACGTTTTTGTCAATTGCTTTGCTTGTGTCTTCTCCGATTTCTGTTAAGGCTTGTTGCAGTCCGTATGGTGTCATATGTGTGGAACTGAGCATTTGTTGCCAGCTTTGTGCTGCATTGTACCAGTCGCTTTTACTCCAGCTGCTGCTTTCGTATGCGTTAGGCACAAATCCACCGCTTCGGCTTACTCCTAGTGCACTGCTGCTTGCTAGTCCCATGCTTGCTCCGCTGATTGTTCCCGCGCTTCCGCCCGGTGTGCTTGCTCCACCGTTTGAGAATGCTAAAATCGGGTTAAGTCCCGCTTTTTTCATATCTTCTACGGCTCTTTGATATGCTGTGCTGCTCATGTGCTCTTGCCATTCACGGTTTGCTAGTGCTTCTGCGCTGTTGTAGTTCATTGCTACATTGTTCTCGATGTGGTTGTATACGCCTTGCATGATTGCTTGTAGCGTGTTATAGCCCATCTGTTTAAGCATACTTTGGCTGTTGTATTTGCCCTGCATGGCCGCTTCTTGCCCTTGGTATGCGTATGCTTGCTTAAGCCAGTCATCGACCTGTTGCACGTTGGTTCCTGATTGACTTCCGCTTTCGGAGTGTCCACCGCCTGCTTGTGTGCTTCCTCCGCTGCTTTGGCTATTGCCTGTTTGACCCCATCCGCCGAATGCTCCTGCGATTTGCTTTCCAGCATTTGCAAATGTTCCGACTGTGTTTGCTACGTTTCCAGCGATGTTAAGTGCTGTTAATAGTCCTGATAAACCTGACATTTAAAAATAGCCCGGGTTTTGCCCGGGCTTCCTCCTTTCTTACAGTTTGTACAAACCCGGCACGCTGTACAAAGGCATGCAACGTGTGGTTTTGTTTGCTACGCGAATTGCTCCAAAGAACTGCGGTTCACTTTGTACGATGAGTGTTCTTGCAATCTCTTTTTTGTCTTCTGTCATCCATTCCTGAGACAGTGTTGGCACGGTTGAGTAGTTGTCTGCATAGTGCCAGAAATCCAATGTGCCTTGTGCGTTGCTTCTCATGAGACCGCTTACACGGTTTGGCTTCATTCTGTAGTCAGCCCATGCTTCCTGATAGCCGAATGTTTCTTCATCAGTTGTATCACCGGTTAGCATGATTTCCTTTTTCTTTACAGGCTGTTCGCCTAGATTTGCAAACTGTGGTACATAGTAGTCCAGCCTGTCCTCTCTGCTCCAGAATCGTTCAAGCCCCTGCTGGTATGTTCTGTTGTGGCGTACGCATAACACACCAATTACAAACCCGTGCTCTTCAAAGCTCTTCGTGAAGGAACTTTCGTTGATTGGCGTCACTGACATTGCACCGGTTTCACCAATAGGTGTATCGTTTTCGCCCTGCTGTCCGCTTGTCTGCACGATCTGGTTCATTCCAATTCGATAGCGTCCACCGCCAAGGTATTCTGGGATTTGTGCAGTTTTGTCACTGATTGTTACGTCCCACAGTGCCTGTACCTGTTCACGGTATCTGCTGCCGCCTCGCGCCATCGCTTCATAGTACTGCTGCACTGCAATTGCGTTTCGCAGTTCGTTGATGGTTGTTGCTGCTACGGTGTTTAGGTTTGCGGCTAGATATGCTACGTCACCTATGTTTTCTGTTTTTGATGAACTTCCATATACCAGTGAGTTTCTGTTTCCTGCTTGGCTGTTTGAAATTCCTGGTACGGATCCCGCTGTAATGTATTGGTTGAAGTAGATTGCCTGATTTCCGTTTACTGTTCCGAACTCATTGAGCTTATCGTTTTTATAAAGTCCGACTGGTGCGTTTCCGGTTATTGGCAAGGTTACTTCCGGTCCTCGCTGCGGATACGGCAAACAGCTTGAGAAGTAGTCGTGGAAACGGTTTACTGGAAGGCATCTGCCACCTGTGTTTGCATACTTTAGCGTTGTTTCGACACTTGCGTTTTTGTCGTCAGCATAGTAAGCTTTCGTATCGTCTGTTTTTAATACTGCCGCGTTTTCTACGTTCTGGTCTCTGAAATATTCGTTCCAGATTTTTATGTATGCTCTGATGGGTAGTGCATTAATTTCAAAATCTTTTTTGATTTTGGTCGGAATACCCATATAGTCAAGGATGCTTTCTTCTATTGGGCCACTCGACTTACTGCCCTGCACTACGATTGTTGGCACTTTGTGTGTCTTTTTAGGTATCCATGGCGTTTCATTTACTTCGCCCATGAACTCTTTGAAGTTGTCCCATAGGATACGGTTTGGACAATAGAAGTAGTAGAAATCGACAAATGCGTCATCCATGACCGGATACTTCGGGGTTGTCATGCGGATGATTGCGCTGGTGTCTACTTGGAATGTGTCTCCCGGCAAGACTTCATCTACAAAGAACGGAATGAGTTTCCCGCTGTCGAACGTGGTTAGGATTGTCTGGTCACGGTTGAATCTTGTTCGGCTTGTGTGCATCTGCGGTACGTTCAGAAAGCGTCTTTCGTTGTTTCTGTTCATTCTGTCGATTCACTCCCTTCTCCTGATTTTTCTCCTTGTGCTTTGCTCTGTTCTTCCAGCTCTTTGAGCTTCATTGCGTTTACTTGCGCCGTTGCAATCATCTGGTGGTATTCGTGAATGTTCTGCGGCCATTCGGTCACGTCCATTTCTACGCCATCCATAGCGCCTTGCGACAGGCTTTTCAGGAATTCCGGGTCGAAACTTGCCTTCCGGACAATGCTTTTGATGTCGCATTCGTCCGCATAGCTTTCAATCTCCTGTTGGATGTCGATTGGCTCGGTTTCCTGTAGCACTTCCTTGCCTTTTTCGTCCTTTGTCCAGACGTATTGTTTTCGCAGTTTTTCGCCTGAATTCGAAAAGAAGGGCTCTCGCCCTTCCTCGTATCGTTTATTCATTCGGCTTGCCCTCCCAAACTTTTTCTGTGTCGTTAGTGAACGTTCCAAGTTCGTCCTCAAACGTTGCCAGTTTGAAGCCGGTGTAGTCCTGCGGACTCTGCCCGATGAAGGTCGTCTTGTCCTTTTCCATTACGTTGCACATGCGTGCGAACGTTTCGTTGTTCTTGCTTTCGCCTACCCATGCATAGCATTTTGCTACTTTGTCGTAGATTCCATAGTATCCGTGAATCATTTTTTCTCCCTTCTTTTACAGCCGGATGCCGCCACGCATGGGTTTTTGGCTGAGGTTGATTGTTTTGGTTTTTCGTGCCGTCACGTTGAACATCCGGCGGTCTTTTGCACCGCTCATCTTCTTACGATGCTGTGCCATTGCTGTACTCCCTTCTCATTAGTTCCATTTCGATTGCGTTTGCAAAACTTTTCATCTGCCAGATTTCATCCAGCAGTTTTTTTGCGTCTTGGATGTTGGATACCTTGCGCAATATTTTGTATTCGCTATTGATTTCTTTGTATTTTCGGGTTAGCAGTTCTTCAAGCGCTTCTTTGGTCTGGTCTCTTACGTTCCATGTTTTGTGCGTCATGGTTTACTCCTTTTCTTTTTCGTTGATGCTGTCATGCAGCGCGTGATAGATTTCGTCAAGTTTTTCCAAAATCTGCATCATGAGACGGATTGCCTGCTTGACGTCCTTGATGGAAATCAGTGCCATGTCATACCCCCTTTCTGTATTTGTTGGGTCGTGTATCAACGTGCACCCAGCTTGCGTAGACGATGATGCCGCATTCATCCGGTGGTACGATTTTGTTTAGTTTGTTGGCAATTTCCTTTGCGGTCATGCCTGCAATCCGGATGTCTGCTGCCATGCCTCTCATGTGGTATGAGTACTTTGCACCGCCTACTTCTTTATTCCTTGTCGGTGTCCTGTATCCGCTGTTTATGTATACTGGCCTTCCGACTTGGTTTCTTAGGATATCTAGAATAGATACTAGATAGTCATCGATGAATACGACTTGCGAACCATCTTTGCACGCAAATTCTCGCACTTTAAAGTGCTGACCTATTTTTTCGTTTGCGTCTGTGTCCACTATATAGCATTTAATCATTTTTGTCAATTCTCTTTGATGTGTTCTACTTCTGTGATTTCCCATTCATCCAGACCGTGCCCGGTCTCTTCGATTAACCGCTGCACTGCCATGTTCCGGGCGTCTACCGGGTCGATTGCGTTGACCTCGTAGCAGTCATTTGACCAGTGAACTTTGTTCCACACATATACTCTGTACTTTTTCAGTGTCATTCTGAACACCTCCCTTGATTTTATTATATCACTTGTCAATAGCTTTTTCAATGATTTTTGATGATTGTAATAATTTTGTAACTCTCTTCCCAGATGCTTCTGCATAGCCGAAACTGCTAATAAGGAAGGAATCGCAACATGTGTTTCA